GATATCCCACGAAATCAGGTGTTGGGGGCTTCATCTTGATGGTAATACCTGGTGTCGCTGGGATTGGAATATTGTCTCCACCGTTGGACACCCACGGCAATTCTTTTAAAGGGCATAAAACCGCAGAAGAATTGGTAAAATTACTTTGAATCAATTCATCGTGGTATTTTGTATTTTCTTTATGTCCTTCTCTCGTTCTTAGTAGATTGTATTTGTAAAATAGAAAAGGGTGGTGGTGCATTTTTTATGTGGCATAACTGAGTGCACAATTTCCTCCCACAAATACAACCATATTTATTCTCTCTTCGTACAAGAATAAGTTGAAATTATAATCATAAATGCGCCAAGTAGGTTTGTTGATTCCAATAACAGCCCCTGTTTCCGGATCACAAATAGTCAAGGTTTGTGCATATGGATCTGTGGGAGGTACAATAGTGACAGACTCCAATTCTACGTGCGTAAAACGGCTCATATTGATAGCCCCACTCGGTTGTAAATCATAAGGAGATGTATGAAGACAGAAATTATAACAATAGAGTCCATCGGGGGCATTTCCCGACGTACGTGTATATTTTTCAATGAGATTAAAAACATCAGCCGGTTGATCGTTCTCTCGGTACATTCCATCCAAGAGAATACCCATACTGAGCAAAATATCCTTGGTGTTTTCTATGTTATAATTACCTGTAATCATCCATCCCGTCATTTTACCATCCGCATTCACACCAGGACCAATATCAACAATGGTTCCGTTTTGATCGACTGGAAAGGTGCCTTGTGTGGGAGCCATCACCAAATCATTGGGAATATATCGATAGGGCCAATTGGTGTAATTGGTCCATTCATTGCGTAAATTCACATCACTGCGTTGAAAATAAAAGAGCCAATCTGCAATCATTCCAATGGAATCCAACTCTATTTTCTGCGATCCCGTTACATTGTAAAAACTTTGTTCTCTCACTTGTTTGATGAGATATTTTTGTTCTTGAAGCGCATAGAGACGTGATTCATCATTGGAAAGAAAACAATAGGTGCAATTGAGATGTATGTCCGCATTCCAAAGGGTTCGTATGTCGGAATAAGAATTGACTCCCAGTTCTACATCGGGTGGAGTCTGTAAAAAACGATAGAATTGCATATAATATTGATTCAAATTGGCTGCTATATAGGGAAAATTGTTGGCCGCATCATAGACATCACGTATTTGAAACAATTCCTGAATAGGACGCATTGTTACATTGATATGTAATTCATTGTATTGAAGTGAAATGAGCGGGAACGCCATTTGTGATTTCAATTGAAACCACGAATTAAGAGGTACTGTCAATGTACGTCCGCGTATCGAGGGTTCTGCTCCTTCTGTAGCTGTTGTATAATAGGCATTTGGATAAGCATTCACACGTGCACCCGCATTTCCTGGATCTACTAATTCCGGTATGTGTCCCACCATTTTTTCAAAGAGGGCACGTTTTTCGGCAGAAAAGTCGCGCAATACACTAGCTATCAAATAAGCACCCGAGAATTCTTGAATGGTTTGATTACCACACGTGATGCTTATTTTTGAAATCATTTGTGCACCAATATATTCAATCCACTTGAATTCATAAGGGATCCATTGACCCTGATTTTGATCCGAAGGTGGCACAATAGGACTCCAAATATTTGGTAAATCAATCGAGAGATAACAATCCATCAAGAGTTCTGCATATCTAGGTATTTTGAATGTGAAATAAGACTCTTCTGTTAGACGCAATGTTTTGGCTCCTTCGAAATCAATACGAAATTTTTGTAATCCAAAATTAGTGTATTTAGCATAAGCGCTTTTGAAAAATGTTTTAGACGGATTGCCATTTAAAAGAATATTTTGTTGTCCTTCTGATACCAATTGCATTAAACCACCTGGCATTTTCTATATATAGTAAAATGATTTTTATTTAACTCTTTACTTTATGAATCTTTTTATAAACAGTATATAACAAAGAAATGGATGCCCAAAAAAGTGAAACAGCCAATGATAACGATGGAAACTCAGCAAAAACAAATAAAGCACAAACATCAATGGAAAATGCAGCTAATTTGGCGAGTAATGTAGCAAGTACAGCAAGTACAGCAGCAAAAAGTGCGATAGCTCTTATATCCGATCCAAAAAAAATTTACGAGGCATTGAAATCAATGAAAGAGAGTACGGTTGCGATTATTGTCGCGGTCATTTGTGGATTGATAGGAATTGTAATGATAATTTATATTGTTCATATAAAATCCTTGCAAAAAAGTGAATGTACATCTATGGATACCTTGTATAAAAACGCAACAACAACAATACAAAGTGCTGCTTCTATGGCCGATACAGATCCAGATTGTTCCTATTATTTACGAGATTATTATATCAAATCCGCTTATAATTGTTGTTCAGGCGGATCCTATAAAAATGATTTTGTAGATACTTGTATAGTAAAAGACATCATCACACAAGGTGTCAGATGTCTGGATTTTGAAATATATTCCATACAAGATCAACCTGTCATTGCTACATCAACAGTTGACAGTTATTATATCAAAGAAACATACAATAGTGCATCTTTTTCCGATTTTATGTCGACCGTTGCCAACAATGCATTTAGTTCTACTGCTCCTAATCCCCAAGATCCAATGTTTTTGCATTTCCGCATCAAAAGTAACAACGATAAAATGTTTTCCAATATGGCAGCTATTTTAATGAATTACGATTATTTGATGCTTGGACCGAAATATAGTTTCGAATTTACACAATGTAACAAAGGAACGGATAAGACGCAAAATGTTCAATGCTTTTCGAAAAATTTGGGCAGTGTAAAATTATCGGATTTAAAAGGAAAAATCGTTATTTTGGTCGATAATAGCAATACATCCTTTTCAGACAATAAAAACTTTTATGAATTTGTCAACGCGACAACCAATTCCATCTTTATGCGTGCTCTCTCTTATTATGATGTAAAATTTACACCGGATATGAATGAACTAATCGAGTACAATCGACAAGCAATGACTTTGTGTTTACCAGACAGTGGTAGCAGTCCGGACAATCCGAGTGGTATTGTCACGAGAGAAATGGGATGTCAAATCACAGCGATGCGTTATAATGTAGTGGATCAAAACTTGGAAGAATTCAATGCTTTTTTCGAAAAAGCAGGATATGCCTTTGTATTGAAACCAGAGAGATTACGATATCAAATGGTTACTATTGAACCCACACCTGAAAATGATCCTTTGTTGAGTTTTGCACCGCGCACCTCCAAGACGGATTATTACAATTTCACCATCTAATCCACCTTTATTTGAATAAAGGTGGAGCCAAAATTCCCTTTATTTGAATAAAGGTGGATTACCTACAAAAACCTAATAGTACTGTTATATTTCTGGAATGTCGAATCCTCTTTGTAAAAAAAGCTCCAATTCTGCTTTTTTAAACACATCTTTGTAGATGGCATATTCTGCTTCTGCTATCAAACGAACTTTGTTGAAAGCGGCGTCTCTCTGCGTACTATTTTTATAATATCCTATATACAAAAAGGTGGTCAAATAGGCGTCAAAATAATATTGCAACAATTGCATACCTTTTTCCAGTTTTGTAGAATTGTATATATGTGCATATAACATTGTTTCTTCTCTCAGAATAGGATACAAGGATGACAAATGTTTGGTTGTGGGTTCTGTGAATTCAGGATATCTTTTCAATAAATGATGAAAAGAATGGCGAGAAACAAATTGACTGTATTCAGAACATTCATAATCATACACATTAGCAAACAAGAGAGATCGAGATATATTCTGTATAATGTCAAATTGTACGAAATCAATCGAGAGAATCGGTGCATTGAATCCATCATTTGGATACCATAAAGAATGCATCATTGTCTTGTTTCCATTCGTAAATTGTACCATTCGAACTTTGTGAAACAAGGGAGACGTGAATATATCTTGTTGTATAAAAGAATTGTTTATACCATAGAGTGTCTCTTTTGATTTGTGAATCAAATGTACATTGTTTGATAATTTGGAATGTAAATGTGTTACATCATAAAAAGGTATGTGATTGCGCTTTACTCCAAAGAGAGAAAAAAGAGACGACCATTTCATTTATAGAATATTGTTTTTATTTTTATGTCTTTTTTTTCCGCAAATCATTTTTTTTCTGTAGATAGAATAAGGACGCATATGGGTGGAAAACATAAGGACATTTGTGATAAATCGATGACGATTGATGATTGTGAATTAGCTATTGTACGAATGGCTGTTGATAAAGCAGAGGAAAGAGCAGGCCGAAAAACGGTGAATTCTCCTGAAGTAAAAAAAATCATTGATATTGTGGAAACCTTTTTACGGAAAAAGAAATTGGTCGCTTATGGAGGTACTGCCATCAATGCTATTTTACCCAAGAAGGATCAATTTTACAACAAGGATTTGGAACTACCTGATTACGACTTCTTCAGTCCAGAAGCTCTGAATGATGCCAAAGAATTGTGTGATGAATATGTAAAACAGGGATTTTCCGAAGTAGAAGGAAAGGCGGGTGTTCACGAAGGTACATACAAGGTATATGTAAATTTTATTCCTGTGGCTGATGTTACATTTTTACATCAGGGTATTTTTGATATTATCCAACGTGATGCGGTGAAAGTGTCGGGAATACTTTATGCGCCCCCGAATTATTTGCGAATGTCGATGTATTTGGAATTGTCACGTCCACAAGGAGATGTGAGTCGATGGGAAAAAGTGTTGAAACGGTTGGTATTGTTGAATAAAAACTATCCTTTGAAGGCGGATCATTGCAATCGTGTTGCTTTTCAGCGTCATATGGAGGATATATCCAAGGAGAAATTGATTTTCAATAGTGTGAAACATACTTTTTTGGATGAACAGGTTGTCTTTTTCGGTGGATATGCAATGAGCTTGTATTCGAAATATATGCCTCGTCGTCAACGTAAACGTTTCAAGAGATATGCTGATTTTGATGTTTTAGCAGAAGATCCAAAAAAGGTGGCCACCATTGTTAAAAAACAATTGGAAGAAGAATATATTGATGATGTTACTATTGTGAAACACGATGCAATTGGTGAGATTGTGTCGCCTCATTATGAGATAAAAGTAGGTGAAGATACTATTGCTTTTATATACAAACCGATTGCGTGTCATAGCTACAATCAAATTGAAGACGATGGATACAAGGTAAATATCGCCACCATTGATACGATGTTGAGTTATTATTTGGCTTTTTTGTATGCAGGGAGAGAATATTATGATGTGAATCGAATATTATGCATCTCTCAATATTTGTTTCGTGTACAATTGCAAAATAGATTGAAACAAAAGGGATTATTGAAACGCTTTACTATTCGTTGTTATGGAAAACAAGCAACAATGCAGGATATTAAAGAGGAAAAATCGAAACAATTTGAAAAAATGAAGAAAAAAAAGGGTACAAAGGAATATGAAACACTGTTTTTTAGATATCGTCCTGGAGATAGACACAAATCCAAAACCAAACGCAGTCGGTCTTCTTCTTCTTCTTCGAAAACCCGTAAAAATAAATAAAAAAGGAATATAAACATTTTTTGTATTTATCTATACAAAGAATGTTGCGATGGATTGTATTCTGTGTATCATTCTTGCGCCTACAAGGGCAATTTGTATGTAGTAACAATGCACTCATTATTTTAGATAATATTTCTTCTGTACCACCGAATCCCCTTTCTTGTCTTTATCCTATTACCAATGTTACTATTCCACAGTATGTTTTAACCAAAGGTATTCGTCAGTTTTTTAATACAACGAGTTTGAATACTGTTATTTTATCAAAC